TTATCATCTTTACCGCTTCTTCTCTGAGCTCCCTTGTGTAAACTGCATTTGGAATCTTTTCCATCCTGATACCTCCGTTTCTGTATTGTACATCAACTTTGGTATCCACGAAAAGCATCATAGATCAGATATAACAATGATAATCAATCAGTCAGCTTTAACAGGCATTTACAGAACATTCAGCACGATTTTTAACCAGGCATTAGAAGCGGTATCGCCTATGTGGCCGACAATAGCCATGCACGTGCCGTCAACAGGCAGAAGTGTAGACTACAAATGGCTCGGCAACTTCCCCATGATGAGGGAATGGCTCGGCGACAGAGTAATAAAAGACCTGTCTGCATATCACTATGAGATAACCAACAAGGACTATGAATCCACAATCGAAGTGGACAGGAACGACATCGAAGATGATCAAATCGGCGTTTACACGCCCATGATCCAGGGCCTCGCGCAGGCGGCAAAAGAGCATCCGGACTATCTGGTGTTTGCGCTTCTCGCAGCAGGCTTTGCTACTGTCTGCTTCGACGGGCAGTATTTCTTCGATACTGATCACCCCGTGGGCGCAACTACCCAGAGCAATTACGGCGGCGGGGCGTCTAACGCCTGGTATCTCATGGATCTCTCAAAGCCGGTTAAACCTATCATCCTTCAGGTCAGGAAACAGCCTCAGTTCGTATCTATGGACAAGGCCGATGACGAAAACGCATTCATGCGGAAGAAATACCGCTACGGCGTAGACGACAGAAAGAACGTCGGTTATGGCCTCTGGCAGCTCGCGTTCGGGTCCAAGCAGACATTGAACAGCACATACTACCTGGCAGGCCGTACCGCAATGATGGGATTTACCAAAGAGGACAATACAACGCCTTTGAACCTCAAACCGACGCATTTAGTCGTCGGGCCGTCAAACGAATCTGCAGGGAAGCAGCTTGTTGAAGCACAGTTCGACGCAACCGGTGCAAGCAACATCTGGTACAACTCGGCGAAGCTTGTGGTTGTGCCCTGGCTGACATAGCAAGATAGACAGGCTGAGGCTGAGGCTTTTTTTAACCTTATCCTTAGCCTGTTAAAAAAGGAGGCGTTATGAAACTGATAATTAAATCAAAACCCGAACACTTTTACCGTGCGGGGATGAAATTCACCCGGCAACCAGTAGAAGTGGACGTCGATGATAAAACGGCAAAAAGGTTGATAGCGGAGCCTATGCTCATTGTGGAAAACGTCTGCAAACCTGCAAGTCTGCAAACTGACGAGGCTAAGGATGAGGTTAAAATTAAGGAAGTCTCAGCCTCATTTAAGCTAAACGCCAAAAAAAGGAAGTAAGCTATGGCCTACTGCACAAAGACAGATATTGAAAAACTGATACCTGCCGCGGCTGTCACGAACCTTACTGACGACGAGGGCACAGGGGCACAGGTTGCAACGAGAGTGACAGAGGCCATTTCCCAGGCGGACGCCGAGATTGATGGATATTGCGGAAAAAAATACAGCGTGCCCTTTACGACTGCCCCGGATATCGTTAAAAAATGCTCGGTGGATATCGCTATTTACAATCTTTATTCCCGCAGGGTTGAAGAAATCCCTGAAACCCGCTCTGATAGATACAAAAATGCAATCCGTCAGCTTGAAGGCATCGCAAAAGGGATAATATCTATTGGCGAAGATCCTGAACCGGCAGCATCTGTTGACGCATCGTATGCAGAATGTAACAAGACGGAGAGCGACAGGATATTCACCACGACAAAGATGAGGGGATTTTAATGGGATATGCGATTGAGACAATTGAGGATGCAATATTGGCGGCACTGGAGGCCTCCACATTGGCGACCACATGTAAGACAATCGACACCTATCACGGGGAGATAGACGACCTGGTGAAGGAATTGAAACAGTTGATAATCCCGCTTCCGGCTACATTCGTGCTGTATGCAGGGTCACGATTCACCGAGCCTGCAAACCGTTCATATGATGATGAACAGTATTACACCATCGTATGTATTGCAAAAGACCTGCGGGGCAGAGAAAGCCTTCGCACCGGCATATACGATATATTGGAGATTATCAAGGCAACCCTTATTGACAGTAACTTGGGCCTCGACATTGAACCATTGCACCCTGTAACAATAGAGGCAACAATGATAACGCAGCAATTCAGTTTGTACAGTTTTGATATAAAAACGAGCTTCTCGCTCGATTAAGGAGGACAATATGTCATACAAGCTTAAACCGAACATGGCAGACTTTGAGATGGTGGACGGACCATTTACCGGCAGGAAGTTTGAGGCCGGGAAGACCTACGAGGATGTGCCGGTGACAGAGGCACACAGATTTATAAGCACAGGGCATAAAGCCCGTGAAGCGGGGCCGATGAAGCGGGAAGCGCAGAGCACAGAGGCTGGCAAGCCTTTTTCCTATCCGACAACTGCTAAAAAAAGTGGAGGTAAATAATCATGGCCAAAAACTATCTTGCGGATTACAACCTGTTTGCCGTATCGGCGAACGCTAAAGAAACAGCTATCAACACAGAGCAAACCCTTGACACATCGCTCTTGATTGCAAAGAGCAATGTGATACAGTTACAGCCGCGCCGAGAGGACAACCGGGATGAATTGACCGGAAAGGAAGAGCCGGATACGGTCTATGACCTCGGACACCTTGCCGGCGGCGGCGTTGATTTTGAGAAGGCACAGGCACAGCATATCGCATTGTTGTTGTCATATGCATTGGGGATATCTACTCCCGGAGCATGGGGCACAGGCTACAAACATGTGATTACGCCCACATCCAGCATGAATCTTCCTGCGTTGACCGCTGCCATGCGTCTGGGTAACACCATCCTGAAGCGGCGGTTTGCATCCATGCACGTGGGAAAAGTCACTGTGTCGTTCGCTAAGGACTCCTGGGCAAAGATTACAGCAGAACTGGCAGGTACAGGCAAACACACGGACAACATTACAAAAGAAACAGTTGTAGCGGGTTATGACGACGCAGCGCTTACCCTCGCGGCAAACGGAGTGCACGGCTCAACACCGGCATTGCGTCTCGACAACGTGCATCTTGTACGAGTGCAGGTGCCGTCAACGCTTGAATGGAAGGATGTAGTGCACTCTGTCGTATCTGATGCAACCCCGGCAGTAATTACCATCACCGCGCCCTCTCCCGCGGCATCGGCCATAGAGGCCCTTTCCAAAGCCGCCGCATGTGTAGTGACATGGACCGGCCACGGGCTCATAGATGGAGACAAGGTTACCCTCGCAGGGATTACACAGGCCGATTGGTCAGCGCTAAACGCTGAACATGTTGTAACGTACATTGGTGCGGACTCATTCAGTATACCCATCGACACATCAGCATTTGCTTTAGCATATGATCCGGTCACGGATCCGGGCACCGTCAGAAACACGTCAGCCGCTAATTACGAGATTATCTACGTGCCGACAGAAGCGGCATGGTGCACATTCCCGGCCAGGGTATCGGAACCTCCGCTGCGGGTAACTGATTTGACAACAAAAATTGGCGGCAAGTGGAACGGCACGGCCTTTGTGGGCGGGCACACGATGGATGCGGAGATAGAGTCCATAGAATATAGTCTGGACAATCAGAACGTCATTGAGTACAGACCGGGCGGCACGGGCAGTTATGCAAACTATGCGTTGCGTCAGGGCAGGCTCCAGACGCTGAAGCTCAACCGGCAGGCTCGGGATTACATCATGCAGCAGCACATAGACGACAATGACACCTTCGGTGTGTATATGAAGGCAACCGGCGCAGAATTTGAGACAGGCAAAAACTATTATGCGGAGTTGGTATTCCCAAAATGCGCTGTGCTAAAAGCGGACTTCTCCATTAACGGCAAAGTCATCGCCGAGGCAGGGGACATAATTGTCCTGGAAGACGACACATACGGCAGTGTGAGGATAGAAGTGGCAAACAAGGTAAGCGCATACGCAGGGTAAAGAAAGACAGAAGGTTAGATGGTTAGAAGATTAGAGGGTTAGCCAAACTTCCAAACATCTAAACATCCAACCTTCCAAGAGAAAGGAGAACATATGCTTATAATCAAAAATACAGAGATGGAAAAGGCCGAAGGCGAAGGCCAGTGGGTTGAACGGGAGTTATGGGGCGCCACAGTCAGGCTCAAAATCCGCGCCCGTACTGAAAACGTGATAAAGCGTATCCGGGACAAATTTAAGGGCATGAAGGATGGGAAAAAGAAGGAAGAGGCTATTTTTGAAGCCGTGTATGATTACCTTTTTGAGTCCTTCGAACCTATAGCGGAGGAGCTCCCGGACGGAGCCGTCAAAGAGATGGAAGTGAACTTTGAGAACAAAAAGAAAATTCTCTTCATGCCGGTGCCTGTCGGTGAAGAAAGCAATTTTGTGTGGCTGACCAACAAGGCCAACGAACTTGCCTTCGAGGTGCGCGAGGAAGAAATAAAAAACTGACCGAACTCGCCGGGTATTTCTGGACCGGCGAGGGCGATGAACCGGAGATAATGCCGGGGAATGTCAGGATTTGGACGCTTCTCCGGCTTGGAGCAACACAGTGGAGGACAGGGGTAAAATCTACCCCCCTGGAAGTCAAAAATAGAAAGGGCGAGACAATAAAAATGCTGATGCGGTCCGATACACAATATACGGGGCTTGACTACAATGCGGCAATCGGTATGGCACACGGCATGGACATACCGGCCAATCAAACCTTTTTTGAAAATCTCAATGTATTTGAACGGGTAAGTTTAAAACATCTAAACGGGGTTACCAACACAAACGAGTGTAGCCCGGATCAGAAAGAAAAGTGCACATTGGAATTCGGTGAAGAATGGATCAACTGGGCGTGTAAAGAGTGTAGTAAAGGGAATCATGGCAAATAACGAAGTCAAGCTGATAATTACAACCGATTCTACCGGCGCCGTAACGGGCATTAAGGATCTGGAGGGGAAAGTAAAAAGCCTCCGGGACGATACGGAAGATTCAACATCGTCTATGAGCAAATCCATAACCAACGTGGGGGACGCTTGGGCGTTGGTGCAAAAGGCGATAATGTCGTACGGCGCATACAAAATTGTAGATGCCAGTATGGAATATCTGGCGCGGATCGAAACCGCAACACTCGGCATTGCAGCGGCGTTCATGACCGGAGGCACATATGTTGATGCTACGACCGGCAAGGTGCTTGAGGGCGAAAAAGCGCTGCGGGCTGCGCAGATAGATTCCAAGAAGCTCATTGAAGAATTGCAATACGCCAACCTCCAGACCATCGCCACACTGGATCAGTTAATCGTGGCATACCAGCAAACATTGCCCGTGGCTCTGGCAAAAGGATTTAATGTCCAGCAGGTAAAAGATTTTACCGTTGCGATGGTACAGGCGGCAGGGGCAATCGGCCTGCCGATGGATCAGTTGGCCGAAGAAACCAGATCGCTACTCACCAGCGCGATAAACCCCCGCAACAGCCGTATAGCGACAGTTCTGGGGTTGCGGAATGAAGACATTGCCGAATACAAAAACAATGCTGACGGCTTGTTTAATTTCCTCATGACCAAATTGGATGCCTATAAAATAGCAGGCATTGAAGCACAGAACACATGGGAGGGCCTGTGGAGTAACACCAAAGACATAGCATTACAATTTTTCGGCCAAGGATTAACCCCATTGTTCGAGGGCATCAAATATGAGTTGCAGGCCATTACTGGGGACGTAGTAACACTCGACGAAACCACCAAAACTATCAAATGGAACCCCGAGTTTACAAGCGGGATACAATCCCTAAAAGAAGGGGTAATTGCCACCATCGCCGAAGCCTATCGCCTCGGCATGTTCCTGGACAAAATCGGCGGGACCCTAACTACCATCGGTTATATCGGCTCATTGGGAATGAGCCAGACCATGAAAGACTGGAACAAGATGTTCGAGGAAAGATATAAAGCCAGCGATAGGGCATTGATGGATCTGGCAATGCGGACGGAAGGATACAAACAGGCTTCCGCTGAGCAGAAAGCTATGCTGGGCTATACATCTGCAGAAGCAGCGGGTCTTACAAAAGTAACTACCGGTTTGGGGCAGGTGCTTTATTATCAGAAGGAAATAAATAAGCAAACTGCCAACTATAAGCTCAAACCCGCTCCGGAAGATGCGGAAGCGGCCACAAAAGCAGCCAAAGAGGCGGCGACCAAAAAGAAACAGTATGAAAAAGAGGTAGCCGATTACCTTAACAAAACCACTTTGTCAGAACTTGAGCAGATTGAGGAAAAAGCGGAAGCATATGAACGCGCCGGAGTTAGTAAGGAACAGGTTGCTCGATATGTCGCCGCCAGGACAGAGGAAATAAACCGCAAGGAAGCTGCGAATATCTTAAAAATCCAGCAGCAGGCTAATGAGGAAATAGGCAAACACAAGGCTAAGGCCTCAAAGGATTACGAAAAACTCCTATCTGAGGAAGCCGACTTTGCCGTGAACGAAAATGAAAGGGCAATGGCGAAGATAGTCGCACAGGAACAAGAAAAACTTTGGAAATTGAATGTTTTGTTGCAGGAAGGCGCCGATAACATAGGATTTGCCAACTCGGAGGCGGCTATATCGTGGGAACAATACGAGAAGGCCCGAACGCTCGTTACAGATAATGCAGCACAAAACAGGCTTGAGATAGAAACACAGAACAACCTCAGAATTGCCACTGCAAAATATGACATGATTAAAGACATTGCCGGGTATGAAGATCAGGCATATCAAATCCGTCTTATCCAAATAGAGGCAGAGAAACAAAAACGGATTAAAGATGCTACAGATACATCAAGCTCAATCAAAAAAATAGCCGAAGCAGAATATAATAATACGGTATCATTAATCAATGCAAGGGTAGCCGCGTACCAATCATCAGGTAATAATGATGTAAGTATCGCCAAGTGGGCAGCCGGGGAGAAAGCTAAAGCACTGTCAACGTACCAAACATCTGCTCAAAGCACCGATGCGTCCGTGAGGGCATCAGCACAATCAACCTATG